GAAGTAAGTCTTTTTCTCTTCATGATTAAACAAGGCCCTTGAAAGGCTTTGCTCCCAGCGGATGACCCAAGGGTCCAGCGTGTATTTCACGAATTCCAGCGACTGCTGTTCGATGTTCGAGAAGGACGATTTCTCAAGATCCCCGACCATGTGCGGAGGGACCCGGAAGATACGGGCTATCTCGTTGATCTGGAACTTGCGGGTCTCAAGGAACTGGGCCTCGTTCGGACTGATAGAGATCGGGGTATACTTCATTCCTTCCTCAAGGACTGCGACCTTGTGGCTGTTGGATGAACCTCCATAGGCAGCATTCCATGAGTCCCTGACCTTTGCCGGATCCTTGAGAATTCCCGGATGCTCAAGCACTCCTGAAGGGGAGGCTCCATTTGCAAAGAACTTGGCGCCGAACTCCTCACAGGCCATGGCCATGCCGATAGCATTTTTGGCCATCGCAATCGGGCTGTATCCTACAAGGCCGTCAAAGCCGAGTCCGGGAATATGAAGTACATCATAGGTGCTGAGTTTTACGCTGGACTGGCTGTCCTTGGCATTGGCCTCATCCTTATCCCGGGAGTAGGAGTAGTAGAGCACTCCGTTCTCATCTCGGTTGACCTCCATCTTGTTCGGCATCAGGGGGTAGAGGGCTATGACCTCGCCCTTGCCGTTGCGGATGATCTGCGCATAGGCATTTCCCCAGAGAAGCAGATGTGTCATCAGCGTTTCCCTGAAGACGAAGCTTGTCATTTCAGGATTGGGCTCGTCATGCAAGAGGAAATACAGGGAGTGGGTGAGTGCCTTCTCCTTGTTGCCGTCTTCAGAGTAGTGATAAAGGTGAAGCGGAAGTCCTGCTATTGCCTCCGAGAGAATCCTTACACAGGCATAGACTGCAGTCATCTGCATGGCCGTGCGTTCATTAACGTTCTTGCCGGAAGATGAACCGCCCATGAAGAAGCTGTAGGCTGAGCCCGCAGTGCGGTTGGTCACGGGTTTGTCACGTGACTTGAATAGTGAGAAAAGTTTCATGCTAAGTTATTTCCTTAAAAGGCAATAAAAAAGCACTCCGAAGAGTGCTCTTGGATCTGATGATCTAAGAATTAATCGCTATTATTCTTTCGACTTGTCTCGATTCTTAATATTTCATCCTTCGCAATCCTATGTATTTCAGCCATTGTTTGTTCATACTCATTTTTCATAAAGTAATACTTTCTAGGTTCATATCTGAGATCTGGTCTTTGAAACACACCAACTGTCCATTCAATCAAACCATCTGAAATCTCTGATATGTTTGCAACCAAAGAACTGCATTCCCAATATCCACAATTGCAGTGGAGAAGCACAACGAGTTCCTCTAGTTCTGCAGCCTCGTCAATTACATCAAATGCATCAGCAGGATAATGTTCGTCAAGCGAGAATGACTGGCCGTCTACCAAGTAGAAAAAGGCGAGATACCTTCTATTCCCGTCTCCTTCCTCTACCTCTATTCCCTCGGTTCTGAATGATAGTGTGCTGATCTTCATCTTTTGACTTCCCGATGAAATCATAGCACAAGAATTCCTCTGTTGTCATATATCGAAGATACCTGAGAGGCTCCGTTTCTCATGGCCCTGTCCAAAGCCATCACAAGGGCAACAGCTCCATCAATCTTCTCTGTAGACTTCTGCTTATCCATTTTTACGTTTCCGGCAGGATCGACCCGGACTGTCACATTGTCCATCATCCAGGACAGAACAGGATGCCCGCCGTGGGCAATCTTCTGCTCCAGAGTGAGTTTCATCAGCTCTTTGGTGGGGGAGGACATCGAGGCAAAACCCTGCCCGAACGGTATCATCGTGAAACCTTCTCCCTCAAGGTTCTGAGTCATCTGAGTGGCGTTCCAACGGTCATAGGCAATCTCCTTGATCTGGAATCTCTCATTGAGTGATCCAATGAACTTCTCAATGAAGCCGTAATGAACGACATCTCCTTCTGTGGTATTGACTTTCTTCTGCTTTGCCCATAGATCATACGGGACATGATCCCTTCTGACCCTGAGGTTTACCGTTTCTTCCGGAACCCAGAAATAAGGAAGAACACAGTATTTGTCTTCTTCATTCAAAGGCGGGAATACCAGTACAAGAGCAGTGATGTCGGTAGTACTGGAGAGATCCATTCCTCCATAGCAGATCCGTCCTTCCAACTGCGATTCATCAACAGGGAAACTGCAGGCTTTCCATTTCTCCATGGGCATCCATCGGACTGTCTGTTTGACCCACTGATTCAAGCGGAGCTGCCTGAAGGTGTTCTCTTCCGCAGGATTCTGCTTGGCTGACTCACACGCTGCTACTACCTTGTCCATACCGATGGTTTCTCCGAGAGAAGGGTTTGCCTTTTTCCAGACTGCCTTGCTTGTCCAGTCATCCGATTGATCTGCTCCGAAGACGACTGGGTAGAAGGTGCTGTCATGTTTCTTGCCGTTGATTATGTCTAGGGCTTTCTGATGGACTTCATAGCAGATTGAATTCGTATCTGTTCCCGCCGTGGTAATCAGGAAGAACAAAGGCTGCATCCTGGCATCACCCGAGCCCTTTGTCATGACGTCATAAAGCTGCCGGTTCGGTTGGGTATGCAGTTCATCAAAAACGACTCCATGGATATTGAATCCATGCTTTGAATAGGCCTCTGCGCTCAGTACCTGGTAGAAGCTGTTGGTAGGTGTGAATACCAGGCGTTTCGTGGAGGCGAGGATCTTGACCCGCTTGGAAAGAGCAGGGGAGGATCTGACCATGTCGGCTGCGACTTCAAATACGATTGAGGCCTGCTGACGGTCTGATGCACAGCCATAGACTTCCGCTCGCTGTTCACCATCACCACAGCACAGGTAAAGGGCCACAGCAGCCGCCAGTTCGCTTTTCCCGTTCTTCTTGGGTACTTCAATGAACGCAGTATTGAACTGTCTGTAGCCGTCTTCCTTGACGACACCGAAAAGGTCCCTGATTATCTGTTCCTGCCATGGAAGCAGGGTGAATGGCTTTCCCGCCCAGATCCCTTTTGTGTGCTTGAGCTGCTGGATAAAGCCTACAGCCATATCCGCTTCGTTCTTGTCATAATGGGAAGAGGAAGCCATGAAAGGCGTGACTTTGTATTTTCCCATATCCTGTCCTATAACGAAAAGGACCCGTCTCCGGGTCCTCTGGCATATGCGTATCTATTGACACCATCTGTATTCGGTGTATTCTGTTAACGAAGCTAGACGTAAGTCCAGTTTCTCCTTTGAGTTGCCCGCCGGGAGGAGCCTCTCTCATCAGCCTCGTCCCATCCTTTAGGGGGCAACTCCTCTTTTTTATACCTCAATGGCCTCCATCTCGATGTTCCTGTAGCCTTCGGCCCTGAGTTCCGCCTTGAGATTCTTCTTGGCCTCTGTGGCGTTTCTTGCTTCCCTGTATTCCTTGAAGCTGTTGTAATGTCTGCTTCCTGCTGCGGTGTAGCTTGCGCTTATGTGGATTTCGTAGGTCTTCATATTTCCAATCTCCTTGCATGTACATACATCACTCTTTCTGCGTTTAATAGCAAGTCATTCTATGGAAATAAGTTACACTATCATATAATACTTGGCGGTTCCCGTCCGACTGTTGCCGGAAAGGTTCCGCCAGGGCTTTTCAGTTGACTCTGAAGCGGAGTCCGTTCACCAGTTCTGCATCCTGGAAGGGTGTCTCGGCCCTTCTTACCTGGCAGAGCCCTTCAAGTCTGCATCCGTTCTTTTCAAGCAGGTGAAGCTCATCCAGAAGGCTGGTGCTGTTTGTGGTCACCACGAAGGTCTTGATACCGGCCTTCCTCAAAGCCTCAACGAAGTCCTTGACCTCGTTCTTCCAGATGTAGTCGCTTGCCTCAAGCTCATCCGTACCTCTGATAATGCTGTTCCTGAATGCCCAAAGGGCCTTGTAGGTTCCGCTTGTCTCGCCGTCTTTGCCGGCAAGATCTGAAAAGTAGGTGTTGTTCGCATCAAGCATTTTTTTTCCTCCTAAGGTGTATCAACCTTGTACTGTATATATCACTCTAGTCGGAAACAATAGCAAGTCATTATTACAGAATAAGTTACATTTCTTTGCCGAGCTTAAACCAAAGTCCGGGGATGGTTGATTTCCAGCGGTTTCCGTTTTTGCAGCATATCCGGACAACGTCTTTCGTTCCCTTGATGGTGCATCCGTTTGCCGTAAGGGCAAGGACAGTAGCAAACAATGATGTGCTTCTGTCAGTGAGGACGAACTGGGTGATCCCGGCTTTGCGCAGTAAATCGATGAAATCCACTGCCTCTGGCTCGGTCAGATGATCACAGAGCTCCAGGATATTGCTTCTGTCCTCGATGCTGAGCTTATATGCCCAATAGGCCTTCCGGCCTCCT